TTCGAACACCCTCCATTAAATCGTTGTTTATTTCACCACGAACAAATGATAAATCTTCCAACATTTCTTTTGATACCTTTACATAGGTAGCAATCTTTTTGACCTCTTCCGAAATTTCCGACCATGTTGGTTCGCCTTGTGTTTTTGGTTTACCCTCGTCAGTCCATGATCCGGTTGTGTCGGCGGTTTGTTGAACATATGTAACGAACTTTGAATCCGTTGCACCGGTGTTACAATTTTGCAGTATTCCATAACGATTTCTAATCGTTCTGTCAACTTCTGAATCAAAATCAGTCAAAGCATAGTCACCGGTATAATCCGCCGTTGTTGTTTTAACTTCCAAATTGATTTTTGTTCCTTTTTCAACCGCATCCTTGATTTTGTCAATGTTGTCGCTATAAGTTTTTGAAATTGCTTTTCCTAATGAAAGTTTTTTTGCAATAGGTTCAACCGCTTTTTCACTCATTGCCTCTATTCGACCCTCGAATTTTGCAATACTTTTTTCAATGTCCTGATTTTTTGCTTCAAGACCTTTTAATGCTTCCAACTCTTCTTTCAATGCTTTCACATCCTCGTTCGTTGGCACATTTGTCATTTTTTCCGTAAACATTCCATCTAATTTTTCGATGACTTGTTCCGGTGTTAAATTTGTGTTTTCCACGTTTTTAAGTTTTAAAATTTAAAATTATTTATTTGTTCATCTTTTGCACTACGGCATTCCAATCAAATGGTTTGATAATCTCTTTTGACTTGGTTTCGTTTGATTGGTCAATGACCGGATCATTCGTTGCAAGTAAAATTAATTGACTATTTAAATACTTGATTTTCATTTCTAATTCGTGCAATCTTTCATCCGTACCTTTTCCATTTGTTATGGCACGAATACAAAGATTTAAATCGTTTGTTATCTTTTGAATATGGTCTTTTTTTTCTTGACCTTTCATTCCGACAACGTGTGTATGTTCATTTGAACCAAAGGTGACCGCCGAACCCTCCCAAAGAATAAGTTCTTTGATTTCGTTATATCCCCCACCTTTTATTGTTTCATCTTTTACGAACTTTATTTTGTCCGGTATGTATTGAAATCCGATTGAATGTTCCTTGATAATACCATCCTGATAATCCATGAACGCATCATCACCATCGGTTGAACGTCCCAATTGACCAACCGCATAAAGACCAAAATCATCTTCCGCCAATTCAACGAATTTTCCGATTTGCTTTTCCCAATCGTGATGACGCAAAAAAGCAATTTTTCGATTTGACGTTGATTTTATTCCGCGTTCTTTTAAAGATTTTTTGAATGCACCTTTTTTGATGACATCCATGTCGGAATCAATAGCATCAAATTTTGAAAGATACACCGCAACTTGTCGTGATCCGGTGTCAATATCTTTTATTTCAAAAGATTCCTTTAAGTTGTAAAAGTTGTTTTTCATTCTATAATGTTTTATTCAATGACCGGTTCGGGTTGTGACCATTCAGGACTTGACATTAAAACCAAACATTCCGCATGACTTAATGTAGAAACCGGAACAATCGTTCCATCGGAAATAAATGTTGGTTCGTGTTCATGTTCGTATTTTAAAACAAACAATGTTTCATCAAGACTTTTTCGAATTGTGTTTTCACTTGTTTCATCTACTTGTAAAAAGTCTACATTCGGCAAATCCGCAATGTTTACAATTATGTATGTGTCCGGTAAATGTGACATATTTTTTTTTATTTATTTATTTTATGTTGGTACGTCTGTACTAAAAGTTGAAAAGTTTGTCATTGTTCCATCGTTGCCACCACTTCCATTGTCACTTAAAATCGGACTTGTGTCACCATCGCCACATCGCCACCAAGACAGAGGATTGTATAAAGTTAAATCAGTTGGTATTGTTCCACCTATTTCAAAAGCATTTGCACTTTGGTCTGTGTCAAAAATTGCCACCTCATCAATTGAGCCACTAAAAAGATTTAAATTGTTCCACCTTGCACCAATTCTTCCATTGGCATTTGCCAAAGTACCATTACTTCCCTTTGTATTGGAATTATCTAAAACCCCATCAATATATATCTTTAAGTTTATCCCATCATTCACACCCAAATAATGATGCCATTGTCCATCATTTGTATTAGTGGTTGCCACTATGTCTTTGTATGCATTTGAAGTATTTTTATGATAAAATGCTATTTTACCCGCCGTTGAATACATACCATATGCATCAGAACCAACATTTAACGCTACTCTATACCCTCCACTATCCGTAAACTTTAGCCACATACTTACAGACTTATTTCCCAAAAAGTTTAATGATGTACCTATATTTACATGGTCATCAATACCATCAAGTAAAATGGATTTTGTACTTTTAAATGGATTTGGAGGCACATCGGTCACCCTTGACGCTTCAATCATGTTTTGTGATGTCGCATTATTTCCACCGCTTCCTTGATCCGTTAATGTCCAATTTGAACCATCCCAATTTGCAGATTCACCCATTCGCCAAAAAGACAAAGGCGAAAGACTACTAATATCATTAGGTATTCCATTATTGAATATACTTGTCACATCACTTTGGGATAATTCTGAATTAAAAACGGCTACTTCATCCATATTGCCATTGATAAATTCTCCAATCTTGAATGAAGTGTTTGTGTTTTTCATGGCAACGTAACTATTTTTTTGATTATTTGCATTATCTACCCTTGTGCCATCAAGATATATTTTTATTCCATTACTTGCATTTGTTCCACCTTGTCCATCGTATGTCCAAGCAATATGATGCCAAGTATTTGGTGATATTATTCCTGTACTTGTTTTACGACCTCTTCTATTCAATGATTGTCCATTAGAATATATTAGATTATAAATTGCACCATCACTTCCAATATAAAAGATTTGTTCTCTGTTATTAGTTGTAGAATAATCACCCCTTTCAACAAGAGTGTGTCCTGTACTTAAATCATCTACTTTAACCCACATTGAAAAGGTAAAAGGAAAATCACTACTTGTATTTCCAAAACTTAAATTAGCATTTAATCCACAATCAATAAAATCGTCTACACCATCAAATTTATATGAATAAATATCCTCAAATGATGGTGGTGTTGCACCTCCGGAAATTACCGGTGTGTCAACTTTAAACAAACTATATGCACCATTCGAATAAAACATATCACATTCTAATTACAACAATTGATCCGGATGCTAATTCTACACCGCTAAATTTAACCCCTCTAATCGGTGCAATAATTACACCGGCTTTTATTGTTGAACCTGATGTCGAAATATAATCATCTTTTCGGTCACCACCACCAACTTTGATTGATGTAAAAACCGAATCTTCCGCAACATAAATTGCATCAATTTCGGCGGTGAATTCCGTTGTATCATTTACAACATACGTTCCATTTTGCAATGCCATTTCCTCAATCGCATCCAATTGTGAATTTCCCATTATTCTTGTGTATTTAAATCCGTTAATATTTTTATTTCATCCGGTGTTAATTCAACACCCAATCCAACAATTTTTTCAAGCGTTTCGGCTTTTATCTTTTGCGTAATTGCTTTGCTTTCCATGTCATCTTGTAACACCGGCAAGTGTGAAAAATCCGCCTTTAAATAGTAACCATCTGCATCCAATCCAAATTGTTTCATGATTGAATCGTACATTTGTTGTGTTTCCGGAATAATTGTGTCCTGATATACCATTCGAATTGAATCACGAACATTGGTAAATGTTGAACCTTGATCCGAACTAAAAATGTGATATGACAAACCAAACGCATCAATCAATGCAAGTTTGTCCGCCGTTAACTCCTCAAACAACAACAAATCTTTTGTTGGATAGGACATTGGTTTCCAATCAACATTTGCTTCAGTTATTATGACTTCATCCTTTTGTCGATTGTACCAATCCTTTTGAATTTTCTTTTTTTCTTCCGGTGTCATTGGTATCGCACCACCCAAATCATTATTTTGTGCCGAAAGTATTCCGATTGCACCAATGTTTTCCAACAACACATTTCGCTTGTGATATTGTGCTTTGATATTAGATAACGGATATTTTAATGTTTCGATTCTTGATATTGGTTTTACGATGTTCATTCCATCATCGGTGACCAAATACACCATATCACGCCAATCAATGCGTTCAATTGATTCATCATCATACTTGAATGAAAAGCGGTCAACCAAATCTTCCGCATCCATTTGTTTCAATTTCTTGCCGGTTAAATGAATCTTTACTTTGTTCGCCGGTAATGGCACAAATAAATTTCTTAACCCTCCAATCCTTTCGGGTGAATAGCAAAATGTATTTGAATATAGAGCATCCTGAACGCCAATAGAAAATACAACATCCGACCACGATTGAATTGCGTTTGGATGTTTAATCATGTCCAACAACCAATGTGATTCAACTTTGTCACCATTTTTGTCATATAGACATGGAACATTAGCGGACATCATTGACGCACGTTTTTCGATTACCGCCCTTAATTCAGGTATTTCGACATATAATTCCCATGCGTTATTTGTATCAATCCAAACCGCTTCTTTTTTACCCCAAATTTGCGATTGCATTTGAAACATTCGCGACCAATCATTGATATATCGATTGTCGGAATTGATCCGTATTCCGAAAAACTTTTCCCAAAAATTTTGTTGCATTATTTTTTCATTGTGTTACAAAGTTAGTGATTAAATTTCAAACAAGTATTTTGATTAAAATATAAACATTAAAATTATGTGTTTTTGCGTATATTTTGGCGGATCAACCGATATGTTAAAAAAAAGATTAAAAATAATTTTCACCCTGAAACCCTTACAACTATTGACATTGAGCCATTTTGCACCAAGATAGACAAAAATCTTTTTACATAAATGCTTGTTATATTAAAAAACATAACTATATTAGTGATGTCAAACAAGTACAAACAATTAAAAAATAGGAATTATGACAATTTTAAAGGCAAGTAAAGAACTAAACGATAAAGGAATTATTAATTCAATAAAAGGAAAACAAGGCAATTGGTACATTGATGTAACGTATTGTAGAAATTCCGAAATACATTATGCAAAGATAACATATCCTAACATTACATTTAAAAAAGAAAAATAAATAATAACAAAAAAAAACAAAAAAAATGGTAACTATTAAATTAACAAAAAAACAAAACGAATTATTGCAAGCAATCAAGCAATCAAATGACCAATATCTTTATGTTGAAATAGGCAAAATATTCAAACAAAAAACGATTGACTCTTTAATTAGTTCTAACATTATTGAGATTCACGATTTAGAACGTGGTGGTGCATGGGGTGATGATACGGCATTTGTGACTTTAAAATAATATTTTAAGCTAAATAGAGGGATGTGAAAACATCCCTTTTTTTTTGTCAGGATCACACAAGATTCCGGAACATCGATTGCGTAAATAATGACAATCCGGCAATACAATCGGGTGCATCATCATTTTTGTTTTTACCCTCTTTTGAATAACTCATTACATTGTTGATAAACAATTCACACGATTCATCGGTGCGTTTAACGAACGTGAATTTGTTTTGTACGAATGCGGATTGCATAATGATCCGCGTTTGTTTGTTTGTGGTGTTATGCACTTGCAATATCTTTGTGCTTGTTTCCTTTTGTAGATGCCGACCAAACATAGCACCCATTGAATTTGATTCAACACGACAATATGAAACATTCCATTCGTTTAATTTGGATGCACACATTGGAATTGTTACATCGGTGTTTGCTTTGTTCATTAGATAATCGACCACATAAAATTGATTTTTTACAATCGCCACAATCGACATTGCGGTGTAATCCGCACCCATATCCGCAACATCAATGTAACCAACGCAACCAACGATTTCATGTTGCTTTGTAAGTTGTTTAAATTCATCAGGATCAATGAATGTTAGTTCGTTGAATAAGCGACCTTTTACATCAACCGGTTGTTGTTGATATTCCGCCATCCATATTTCCTTTGCGGTGTGTTTACGTTTATCCAAAAATTCTTGTGTTGTCATTACCGCATTACAAAATGATTCGCCTTTGTCAGTCAATGCCGGAATACTGATTGACCGGTCATATATCTTTTGTTCATAATTGCGACCAATAACATCATTCAATGACCAACGTGTTCCAATGTCAATTCGTGAACATCCCGATTCAAAACGTGAATCATGTGTCGATTGTTTCCATTGGTGTATTCGGTCATTTATTGTGTCACTTAATGCATCTTCAATGCCTCGATACAAGTCATCGGTTATTCCAACCTTTGTCGCTCCAAATCCAATGATTGTTCCGCCAACACCGGCACCAAAATATCCGACTTGTTTTGATTTGTTGGTGTTCCATCCTTGCAAATTTGCTTTGTCATCACTCAATCGAACATCCTGAAAGACACGCATAAATTTATCCGATTTAAGTATGGCACGAACATCATATGAAAATTTCAAATACAATGTTGCGGTGCAAGTGTTACGCATGACCGATTGATCCGGATTTCGTCCCAATGTCCACGCACAAAATAATGATGTCAAATAGCTTTTTCCGGCACGTGGCGGTAATGATACCGATAACGATTTGATATTGCCCTCCTCTATGTCCTGAAAGGATTGTGCGATGTCTTTAAAAAACATACGTTCTGAAAAGAATTCATTGTCATAAAACAAACAAAACCGCCAAAAATATCGTTTCGCTAATTCAATGCGAACCAATTCTTTTCCGGCATCAATTAGTTCATTACTCATTCAATAATGCAATCAGGTCATCGGATGACAAGTGTGACAAATCCGGTTGCCCTTTGTTGATATCTATTTGTTGACGTTCAACATATCCACGTTGTTTTCCTTTGGTCTTTAGATAAAAGATTGTCGCGGTTGTTGAACCATCTTTGATTTGCTTATAAAGTTGTGATTCGGCAAAATCCAATGCAATATGTTCGCATTCATCACACGCCTTTTGAAATACCGGATCACTATTGTAATACTTGTAAAAGGTTGTTCGACCAACATTTGCAATTTTACACGCTTCAGTCACAACACCCATTGATTTTTGCATTGCCTGAATCAATGATTCTTTTATTGCTTTTTTAGTGTGTTCTTTTTTGTTCGTCATAGAACAAAGTTAATGATTTTTAGAATAACCACATTTGAACCAATTTATATATCGAATACAATGTGAATGCGGTGATAACTCTTAACATTGAATACATGAACATTTGTGTATTGTCCAACCAAATTTTCAATCGTTTTGATTCCATCCAAAAAAGGAATATCAGGATGAACCGGTCACACATGAATATTGCAATGAATATTGGTAACAATATAAATCCGGCAATTGCTCTAAATACTTGTTTTACTTTGTTGTTCATAGTGTTTTACTTTTTACCTTGACCTTTGTATCGTTTCTTATAGTTTTTAGACGTTTTTAAACGGCTTGTTTTCGTTTTTGAATGTATTCCGTTACGTTTAATTTTATCTTGCTTTAGAACGGAATTTTTCATTTCATTATTTTAAAGAAAGGGACATGGAAAAAATGGAAATTTTAGATATTATCGTCAAACAATTATCGAAAACCATGTCCCCTTTGT